TGCTCCTCATAATTATCTACAGAAACAACACGCCCAATATTTGCATGACACATCAAACCAAAAGACACACCACTAGAGTTTTCCCAGTTAATACCACCAACAAGCCCATACGAATCAGATGACTGAAACATTGTGTATGTCCCAGCAGCATTAATAGAAGGGTCATAAACAAAATTGACCGTCACCTTAGTGGCGGCAGAACCAGTTGTAGAATACGGCACACCAAACCACACACGGCTATTAACCCAAGAAACATCAACAGGTTTAGTCGTCACATCCAAATAGTTTAAATCTATAATCGGTTGCAACTGGTTAAAAATGTTTTTTACACTAGAACCATTATAGTAATGAAACCCCTCAGGATACGAAAAAAAATATACACCCACATCAGACTGCGCAAAACTACGAGGAGTGTTAATACCAAGATGGTTAGATAACTCAACAATAGTGAAACTTGCTGAATCGTAACCAAACAAAACAAAAATGGCTCTAGGTTTAAAAATTACCAACTGACCAGAAACCACAGCCAAACCAGTAACACCATTCCCGCCACCCTCCACATCAATATAGTCATCAGTCATCCAATCCTCAGGTAAAGAATCGTGCGACCAACGCACACGATTCGGAAACTCAACAGAGTTCTCAATAGTATTAGCAGCAAACATTTTATTAGCATGGACAGCAAGATGTTTGGCGCACGGCATAAAACCAGCAGTTGGGGTAACATACGGTTGAAAAGTAGGACCGCTCGCCGTCAAAGCAGTAGCATAAGTATTAGCAGTCTGCCACTTATAGCCACCGTTACCGCTAGTGCCAGTAGAAATATATAAAGTTTTACCCCACTGAGCAAACCCTGCACCAAAATTAGAACCAACAGCAATATCGTTACCAGACGAATACTGCAAAGTAGAAAAATTGCTTCCAGTAGAACGATAAACCTTAGTGCTGTTAGACAACATTATTTGTGGTGTATCACCATCAAACCGAAACAACCGATGAGGATTCCAACTAGCAATAACACTGCTATTAATCGCTGTATAGCCGCCACGAGTAAACACCCCACCTCTAGGGTCCACATCAACATTCAACATCTTAGGAGACTCATTCTCAGCCAACTGAAACTGGTCAGCACGAAGATTCAACCCACCAGTAAAGTCCTGTTGCTCAAAAATGCCGACAGTCATTAGTTACCTAAAGTTCTTCCAAGTTGTTGCATCCAACCCTTGAAGGTTGGTCTGCCACGAGTTTGTCCATGCGCCAATATCAAATGGGCGTGACTAACTGGTTTCATTTCGGCGTTTCGTGCTAACGCAACGCCCTCATCAAACGCACGCTTATATTCGGCAGACATACCAGTGTCCTCAAGACGCTGATAAATACGACTGCAAGCATAATACACCAAAGGCAAATGCAAATTCTTAGACGCATCAACATTACCTAATGTTGTAAACCAATCCGTAGGCTCACGATAACCACGACAAGTTAAAGTCCGAACACTGTTCGGCTTGGGATACAAATGTATTTGACTATCCCACACCGAATAAAACAACGGATTACCAGAAATGTCGTAAGTACCAACATAGGTTTCCTCAGCCATGTCATGACCAACCATGTCCAAACGGGTACCAATATCGGTGTTATCCACAATGGAAATAACCTCACGAATAGGGTCAGCAGTAAAATTGGCAACCGTATAAGCACGCTGGTTTACAACTGTGTTAAAAGTAAAAGTTTCCTCCAGAAACTTCCAACGCTTCTCTAAATCTAATATGCGATAATAGCCGTCACGAATATACATATTCAACAAACTGTCTGGCAAATCAGCCGTATCTAAATCCGTTATATCACGGACAAACCCACGAATCGTGGCAGCAGTCTGGGCTACATAACCCATTATGAAACCTTTTTAGTTTTAACAGCCTTACGGGTATGCCCAACACAAAACTCGGAACCCTTAATGGCAAACCCCTCACAACTGTCCTCGTTAGCGGAACACTTGCCCTCACGACCCAAATAAGGTCCACTAGGGGGCGCCTGACGGGCGCCATCGGTGTGGGCTAAACGGTATCCAGTAACTTTTGTACCATAATACGCTTGGGCTTGAACTGCTGTAGGAGGGGCATCTGTAGTCATCACAAATGCTGTATCTGTTCCCAAATAGGGTTATTCGCCACCCAATAGCATCTGCAACATCCGTAACTGTTTAGCGGAATCCACAACACGGCGACCAGTTTTTACACTAGGACCACCCAACTTAGCAATTTTACCTAACGGCGCAAAGTTTGAACCAATGTATGCCGCCTGAAGCGCCAACTGTTTCTTGGACATTTTTTTACCAGTAGCCAAATCGTAACCCAACTGACCAACACCACCAGTAGTTAATAAATCCAACCCTTTTGCAGCCTTACCAGTATTTTTGACAATACCCTGTGAAACAGCAGCATTAGCAGAAGCACCAAATTGGTTTGCCATATTAGGTTGAGTACCTTTTGGAAGGTTACCTGAAGCCATGCCAAGATACTTCAACAAAGCATCCAAATCAAAACCCTGAGACTTCTTAGCAGGCTTCCTAGCCACAACTACTTCTTCTTTTTACGATTCTTAATCGCTTCTTTAGCCTTAGCAGCACGGTCACTTTGACGCTTCGCAATTTTCTTAGGAGCATTAACACCACCAGCAGCCTTGGCTTCATCCATACGCTTCTGCTTCTTAGCAGCCTGAGCAAGAATTTCGTTTTCCGACTTTCCCTGTTGTTTTTGAACAAACTTAGGAATATTGTCTTTCATGCCCTTAGATTTTTTGCGTGCCTGATTAATCTGCCTAGGAGTAATCGGTTTACCTTTGCTTTCACGGATACCAAAAATAGTGTCATCGCCACCCGTAGCAATACGGTTATTTACTTGCTCACTTTTAATCATTCTGTCATAATCTCTCACCATGCGAGCAACACCCGAGCGTCTAGTTTCGGCATCTAGTTGTGTAGCACGCTTTGCTGCACGGTCAGCAGCGCTTGGGCGACCTTTCTTAAACTCTGCATATCTTTTTGCTTCAGCAGCAGAATCAGCCTTCTTGACCGCTTGACCAATCTTTCGGCTTTTCTTACCTGCGGCACGAATAGCGTTCCGAACAATATCATCCAACGGGATTTTGATGTTTGGTTTCTTTTTACTAGCCATTACTTTTTGCCTTTTCTTTTATTGAAGAACGGTCCACCTTCGTTCATAATATCTCGTCGTCGTTCTGCACGATAAAACGCTCTATCGTCTTTGGCAGAAACCATTTTGCGAGGAATTTGTTTACGGACTTGACGGTTTATGGCAGCATTTTCTACTTTACGATAAATTTTGTTTTCCGTTTTACGACTCACATTTTTAACTGCTTTTAATGCTGCCTTAGCAGCATCATCAATAAAACCCTGTGGGCGACCTACGCCATCAAATGCTTTACGAGGCTTACTTGCCATAATACTTTTTAGCCATACTTTCTGTCTTAGCCATAGCACGGCGCTTCGTCATGCTACGAGCAACCTGTTGTTGAACCTTAGGAGACATAGCCTTCTTTGAAGCCGCTTTAGCAAGCGGTCCCACAATGTCATCTATAATGCCTTTTGGACGGGCAATGCCATCAAATGCTTTGCGTGGTTTACCAGACATGATTATGCTTTTCTTTTTGGCTTCTTAGGCAACAAATATTTTGGTGAACGCTTTGGCATATCTTTTGGCATTGTCTTTGGCTTTGGCATCATAGGACGAATACCACGCTTTGGTGGCATTGGTGCCAATTCTTTAGGCATACGCTGTCTTGGAGCAACACGCTTAGGTTCACGCTCATTTGGGCGAGTATCAACACCACTCTTAGGACCCTTACGCTTTGATGGATATATTCTTTTACCGTCTGGTCTATCAAACGGATTTGGAATCTTAGGCATTAGTAACCTTTTTTAACAGACTTACCTTTGGACTTCTTGCCCTTAGGATAGTTAGATGTTTTGGTGCCAGCCTTCGGCTTGGCATCAGCATGCGAGGACAAAATACGGTACTTAACTGGCATGGTTCTCCTATATTGATTATGTTGGGTGAGGGGCTTTTATCCCCCCACCCAAACAAATTAATTACTTAACTGCACCACCAGAGTTTTTGCGGTACAACTGTACTGCTGATGCTGAAGTTACAACAGCAAGGAATGTTGCTGAAGTACCATCAAATACTGTCATCAGTCCACCACCAGTGATTGTCCAACCAGTTGCGGTTGTAACAACAATCTCAAAAGAACTTGCAAGGTTCACGATTGTGAACTCAAACGAAGTTCCAACTGCTTCATCTGTCAAAGCAGCGAGCACAAGTGCGGCTGTTGGCAGGGTGAAGGTTGTGTCTTGTGTTGGTGTCGCAACAAACAACTTACTAGTAAGTAGTTGTGCTGCTGTTGGTGTTGCTGCATCGGTGATGGCTACTGCTGTAACCTTCTCGTCTGCTGTAATATAGTTTTCAAGACGCTTGCGTGTTACCGCACCGTCTGTGTCGTTACCTTTTAATGGCATTATATTCTCCTAGTTTTGTTAGTGGTTAATTAAGCGGTCTTAGCGGTAAGTTTGCCTTGCTTCTTACGGTTACGGACCGTGAGGTTACCGTAGCACATAATCAAAGCGTAGCGTGCATCCAAATCTTCTGGACGAACAAACTCTGTCTGTTGGAACCACTTAGCCGAGTGACCGACAAGTGTGAGGTACTTGGTGTTCAAGAAGAACATTGTGCCTGCAGGCGCAGCCACATCGTACATTACAGGACTAGCCTTGAACAACAGGTTCTGGAAACCAGCATCTGCAGTCTTGGTGTCTGTGTAACGAAGGTTCGGTTGCAACAAAGCCTCATACTTTTCGTACAATGTTTGTGTTGCCAAAACCACATCTGGGTGGTCGTTGCCAACAGAAATTGTGTTGTAAGCAGTGTTCATTTGAGCAAGAGTCAAAGCAGTTGCTGTGTTCTCCTCATATGACGCCCAGTAACTGTATGTTGATGAGTTGATGTTACCAACAGTGTTACCTGACTCAACAAGGTTACCCAAGCCGTTCCAGTCTTTACCGCTGTTACCAGTTCCGTCACCGTAGAACATTGTGTTGAAACCTTCACGCATTGATTCCTCAGCCTGCATGATTTTGGCTTCCAACAAGTTGATGATTTCTTGCTCACCGTTGTTCTTGGCTTCCTCAATACCGCTGATTGAGATTGAGCCAGCATATTGCTTCCAATCATATTCAGCAGCCGAGATACCAGTTTGTGGTGTCAATGAAATCGTGTCATAACCCGAGTATGAACCGATTGTGTCGTTAGTTGCATAAACAAGTGGTTCCACAATTTTGGTACCACCATTAAGCATACGGATGCGACCTTTTTCGTTCAACATGTAAGTCAGCGGGCGAGCCGTGAAAATGTTGTCCGTGAGTTGGTCACGATAATTTGCGAGCGTTGTAGTGAGCAGCGCATCAAAGTTGCTATTTGCCATTTTAATTTCTCCTAAAGTTGTTTGTAATGAAAATTATAGTTCTGCACCAAGTTGCCGTTTAGCAGCAGCCCAAGCATCACGAATATTGGTAATAGCCTCAACAGACTCAGTAGTAGTACTCGCAGGGTTAGAACCCCCCGAAACCACAGCAGCCTGACGCTTAGCATCAACAACCGATTTCTCGGTTTGTTGTTTCTTTGCCTCAGCCTGTTTCTGAATGTTTTGTTGTGCCATAAGTTTGTCAAACATAAGTTGTTTATATGTTCCCTCTAAATCGGTTGTCCCCATCCGCAAAGCGGTTTGAACTACAAGCGGAACATCAAAATCGCTGTAACGCTGCTGAAGGTTTTGAATTTCCCGCTCAATTTCCTGTTGAGATTGGTAATCTTCAAAAGATGCAACCCGCTTATCCAGTTCACGCATTTTCTGTTCCTGCGGGTCAAGTGATTCAAAATCATCAACCTCGGCAGCAACAGCAGCAGCCTGTGAACGACTAATGTTATAATGCCTAGCAAGTAGGTCAATAGTCGCTTCAGGGTCACGCTCCAAAGCCGTTTGAATCGTTGCGGCATACTGCATTTGATTGCGTTGCTCCGCTAACTCTTGCGTCTTACGAGTGTAATCTGCCTGTCGTTGATAACCAGCAAGCGCTTCCGACAAAGGAACTTGTAATTCCTCACCATCTAATTTGACTCTAACTACATGATTAGCGTAGTTTTCTGTCTCCAAATATGGCATATCAGAAACTTGCGTTTCCATTCCAACATCTTCGGTTGTCCCAGTCAAGGGTTCCATGCTGTCCTGTGTTGCGATTTCATCGCTCATTATGTTTTCTCCAAGAGTCCGTAAAAAATGGTTGCTCTCATCAATAGAGAGGGCTGTTCCCTAAAGGATTGGAGGCTGACCTGTCTCTGCACCAAGTTCTGGTTGAGGAGGTAACGGCATGCCCTGAGGTAACTGCTCAGCACCCATAGCACCCTCAGGTGCGCCCATAGGCGCACCCGCAGGAGCCTGAGCCATGAACTGTTCAGGCGATTTGACACCAAAACCAAACTGCAACACATGTGCAGCAAGTTTCTTCATATCAATCACACCCATGCTGGCAAACGGAGCCATAGCATCAACAAGTTGCAACGCCATCTGACGGCGGAACGACTCGTTTTGCGGCTGAGTAGAACCAGCCTCAACCTCATAATCAAACTCGCCCTCAAGATACTCACGGTCATAATTAATCCAAACCTGCTCACCATTCTTAGTAGTGATACGAGCAACCTGCTCACCAGTCATAAACTGTTGAGTTAAAGACACCAACCGTTTAGCAACCTGTGCAACAGCCTGCTCAACAGTAGCCAACTTGTCTGCCGTTCTAGCATTGGCTGCATCTTGAAGCAAGGACGACTCTGTGGCGGTACGCCGAATCTCGGTGCTGGCACCACGCATAAACTCTGACACACCAGAAATACGGTCAATGTCACCAATAATCATATTGGACTGGTTATAGAACTCTGGAGGAGTAATAGTTGCAGGCAAGTTAATCAACACATTACTTAAAGGTTCATCAGTAATAACAGGCACCATAACATTGTCCTCTTGCGACTCTAATGCTGTGCGACCCAACTGGTCAAACGCCGACTCCTTGTATAGATATTTGCGGGCATACCGTTTACGATGATTCATCATCTGTGTACGGGTTTCGTTCAACTCTTTTTGCAACGGCTCAATAGCCTCAAGTTCACCTATTGGATAAAAAGTATCTGGCACATCGTAGTCACGCAACATTACAAACGGATGACCAAACGAATATGGCATACGGGTTGGTTTAACTAAAAACTGTTCGCTGGTTTCACAAAACACCGACATAGTTTTAGTTGTAACATCGTAGTATTCCCAAATTTCTGCGTACCCAGCCTGTGTGTCATGGATTTTGCGGCGGCTCGGGTCGTCCGAGTAGCGGCTAACAGCCATAACTGTTACAGCCTCACGGGCTGCTTTGTTGTACCGTTTATCTGACTTAACCTCATTTATTGGGCGGCGGATGCGTTGAGCAATCCACCGCATATCAGCCATACTCGTTGCATCGGCATCAACAAACACATCCATTGGGGACACACGCTCAGCGAACGGTGAATCTTCCAAAATGATTGTATTCGTTGTGGACTCCCCACCTTCAATCGGGTCAGAAACATCTTCGTCCTGTCCAACAACTTCTTCCTCAACGAAACGGTACCCGACTTTAATCCAGCCATGACCGTACATAATGAAATCTTTGACCGCACGGCGGAACTCTGTTTTGATATCACGATGTCTCCACCAATAGTTCACAACCGCTTCAGCAATAATTGCGTTCGGTGCGTTCTCAGGCTTTACAGCATTAACAACAATTTTAGGATAATTAATAGCAATGCTTGGACCGATAACATTGATTGTAGAAAACACCACATTGATAAGCAAACGGTCATCATCGCTATAATGCTCATAATGGCGACCTTTATACAGGTCAGTTAAACGCTTCCAAGTGGCATCGTAGCCATCGTTTTTACGCCACCTCTTAGAGAACTCTAGTTTTTGTTTATATTGCTTAAGATACTCTGCCGATGATTTCCGTGCCATTATTTCCCCTGTTGTCCCTTATGCCATCCAATATGTTCATCTAACTTAGTTCCAACCTTATCCACTTTGGTGGCAACCTGCCTCAACAGGGTTCTAGCCTCAGCGTGTTGGCTGGTGTTTTCTGAACGAACCTTACTTAACAACACCACTATCGGACCACCAATAACCGCAACAACGATGGGCACAATAATGGATTCCACATTAAATCCAATTCGTCACAGGTTCCGCATTGATACCATGAATAGCGGCATCAGCAACTTGTTTCCGTTGCCGTTCACGAACCGTAGGACCATGAAAGTCTTCTTTGCCGTAAGTGAAACCTAAATTAACGGTTTTGATATGACAACTAAAGCAAACAGCGCCCCGTCTAGGCATTTCGTCAGCAATAAAGTTTTTTTCACAAGATTTACACACGATGTCCATACAAATATGTAACTTCTGTTCCCAAAACTAGCGCAAAGACCGCTCACGCACATTATGTGCCCCCATAGGCACCTTATTAGATGTCTGGTTACTCATCAAATGCTGCTCCCACCACAACAAACTATTCTTGGGCACTTTCGCATCACCCCGATACTCAGGAAGCCACACATACTTCAACATCTGATTACCGATAGCCAAACTGATAGTACGGTCATCATACGGACTACCAGACATCTTCCCATTAGGTTTACGAACATAAGTTTTTAACTCAGCCAAAGTTTTAGAGCAATAAACCTCAAGGTCAGCATTTCTTAAAGCACCAGCCAACTCGTCAATAGCCAACGGTTTACTAGAAACCGTTGTACGCCAACCCAAAGTATCCGTAGCCTGAGGCAACACCTTAGATAGACGGCGTTGTTTATAAAGATTACGGTAACCCAACTTTTGGGCAGCCTTAAGAGTTGTCAAACCATGATTATTGGACTCAATACCTAACAACGCAGTGTTATACCACCACGCCATTTGAGCCAACATTTCACCAAAAATATCTGGCTCAACATGTCCATGCCACGCTGCTGCAACATAACCATTAGAAGCATTAATTATGTGAGCAGAACTAAAGTCACCGTGAGCCAAACCTTCAGCGACATCGGCGCCAACCACATAAACAGATTCTGGGTCAGGGAACTCCCACACATCAAGATTGCCGTTTTCGCTGTTACGAAACTCCACAACATTATTTGAATAAACATGCAAATAGCCGACATCAGGTTCAACAGTTTCCATGCCGCTCAACAAATCTATATCAAATACAGGATTACCTGACTTAATAAACGCTTCCTCTGGGAAGCGTGGATACTCTTGATGCAACTGCCAAGACACCATGTTTTTTTGTTTAATGTCATACCAGCCCTCGTCACGGTCACCAGCAGACCAAGGAAAAAAGATACCAACAAACTGGTTTGTTTTAGTTTGCGAACCAACCCACAAATTATGAAAAAAGTTACCAGAACCATTAGCGGTGGACAAACAGATAACACGACCACCGACATCGGCAATAGGTTCAATAGACGCCCACGCTTCCTCAGGGTTTGGCAAGAACGCCATCTCGTCCACAATAACCAAATACACTGACTCACCACGAGCAGGGTCATTACCTGACGGCAAAGACTCAATAGCGGACTCGTTACCCCAAGTCATTTTAAGTTGATGCTCAGTTGTTTGCTTAGGACCTTTTTCTTTCATCCAATACGGCAAAAACTTGTAACCATACTTAGCCTTGGATAGCAACTTCATAGCCTCACGCTCAGTTCTGGACAACATGACAACAAATCTGTCAGACCAAAAATATGTTAGCCAAAACGCATAAGCAGCAGCCAAAGTAGAAAACCCAATCTGACGGGCTTTCAAAACAACAGAATACCTAGATGACAACCAGATACGCACAGACTCTTTCTGTGCGTCACGCAACTGAAACAAAATCCTTGCACGCTCAGGATGTTTAATAAACCAATAGTTTTCACAAAAATAAACAAAAGCAGCCAACTGCTCATCAATGCTGGCGTTCTCTGGACCTTTACATAAACGCCATTCTTTCTCGTTTAAAAGTTCAGTTAATTCCATTATTTACCCCAAGGCTGCCAACCATTGTTGTTATGTTCCTTAGAGTATTCAAAAATTGCTAAACCAGCCTGCAAATTGATTTCAGGGTTAAACAATTCAGAACACGAATCCAAAATGCCTTGAGCCTGCAACCAGCCCTGTTTATAGTATCTGTTTGGCAAACACCAAAACTGGTTAATTTGCATTAACCCAGCAGAACCACCATTCGGGTCAAGACTATTAAAGACCCTAGGGATGCAACGGGACTCACGCCACATCACATAATCCAACTTGGACAAATCTTTCCTAGACCAACCAACATCTAAAGCGTCATCCAACCAATGTCCACATTTACCTACCAGTTCTTTAGAAACAGCATGCAAATGCCCAACTGGGCTGATTAACAGCATGACAAAAACAGTAACAAACCATTTTTTCATAAAACCATCCTAACGGATTATTGTTGAGGTTTATTTCCCACAAACTCTACAACTGCCACAGGAATATCATTTCCTGCAACATAACGGATATGCCAAGGCTCGGATTGAACCTCGTGACTAAAACCAAACCTATCTTCATTATCTAGCAACCATTTCAAAATTTTGCCATTCGCATTAGCAACATCAACAGCCAACCCTAGCATATGGCGGCTACAAGTCTTAGGGTCGTCATTTGGTGCAGCCAACGGTGCAAAACCCTTTTTAAGCCACCACTTAACACCATTCCAAGTACGGGTACTAGAATTTGTTACAGGTTCCTTTTGATAGCGTTGCAAAAAACCAGCCTTCTGCTGGTCAATGCTACGAAACTGGTCACCCAAACTAGTTGGCTTCAAAACGACACCATCTACAGCAGCAGCAGCAACCATAGCATCCCAAGCATCAGCAGCACACAACTCCATCTTGCCACCACCAGAACATTTACGCAAAATATCTGGTTTAATCTCAGACGGCTTCTTGCCTTTAAGATGTGTGCAGAACTTTACTGCAACAACAGGATAAGACATTACTTCTTTGAAGATTTAGTACCAAAAGCAGCCGAAATTTCCTCAGATGACAATTCGCCATCAACAGAAGCCGCAGCCAACTTTTGAACAACACCAAACAACGCTGTCAGCCCAGCAACACCAGCAGACTTAACAACATCAACACCCAAAATGGCGCCACCAGTAATAATTGGTAGAGCGCTCGCAATAAACAACGAAATCAAACGCTGCCCAAGGTCCAAACTTTTTGCAATCATGTTATTCATTTTTATCCTTTTTTGTAAAAGTGATTATGGAATGAACCATAATCGCTGCACCTGTAAGAAAAGTTGCCTGTCTAAGAGTAGGACCAGACAAAGTAATCAAAACCATGCCAGTTCCCGCCCATGTCCACGCATTATCTACAAGATAATCCAATATGCGTTTCATTATTGTTTAGCCCTAGAGGTAGGCAACATTGTCAATGTTGCTCCAATAGCGACCAAAGTACGCCTAGTAGAAACAGGAATGTTTGACCCCGTAGGAACATAGTTTTCAAACTGTGAACCAAAAATGTCAATCACTCCCTCAAATGCTTGTCGTACCTCAGTCGGGGCTGCTTGAACAGCCTCTACAATTAACGCAGCCTGTTCCTCTGTTAAATCAGCAGGGACAACCTCAGAAAACAACTGTTCGGCATCTTCTTCGCTAATTACTTGAAGAACAGCCACATTGGAAACCAACTCTGTTGCCTGTTCGCTGGAGATATCTGCAGCCAATATGGATTCTATAATGGCAACAACCTGTTCAGGGCTGGCATCTTCTAGGTCATCCAGTATTTCTTCAAATTGTTCATCTGATATAATGTCTGATGATGAATCATCTAATATTAGTTCTGTTGTTTCTGGTGTATATTCCTCTGTCTGCTCTTGTTCTTCTGGCTGCGTTGTATCAACGACATCAAGTTCGTCAAAAGTCTCAGGAACGGTTATCTCAACAGTGGTTGGAGTTTCAGGCTCGTCAAGTTCTGAATCAGGAATACTGGGACCAGTCTCGTCAGGATAGGTTGTAGATGTTTCCTCTATTTCGTCTAAAGGTTCGGTTGTGGTTGTTGTCGCTTCTTCTAAAGGTTCGGCTGTAATTGTTTCTTCAGGTTCGGTTGTAGATGTTGTTTGAGTTGGCAC